TTGCCCTTAATTGCTTGATTGTCTGACTCTGAAGAAAAGAGTTTAACAATACATGAGGAATAAAACTTAGTAGCCTGACCACCAGAAGGCTGCTGGCTAGTATACATAGCATTGATATTGTTACGAGACTGAGAAATAAGAACAAGCAGAGTTGGCTTAACTTTATTGTTTGCATAGTTAAGCATTTTCCATGCGTTACTAAAGTCACGGGATTCGGCTCCAATCTGTTTGGTGTTTTCCAATGCTTTCATTTCATCTGTATCTTTTTCAAAATAGATTGCGGGAAGCATTGATGTAATAGAGTCTACCACAATTAAGTCAACACCAGCATTCATTAATCCAACGCCAACATCTACCATATCACTAATAGTTCTTGCTTGTGAGTAGATTAGTTTTTCTGGATCTACCCCAAGAGTTCTGGCCCAGTCTTCTGAGTATGACATTTCTGAATCAATCCATGCACACAACTTTCCTTCTGCTTGTGCTAGAGCAATCATTTGAAGGCACATAGAGGACTTTGCAGACGACTTTGAACCCCAGATGAGTACTTGTCTACCATATGGAAGCCCACCCCCCAGAGCACGGTTTAAGCCATAACTTGGAGTAGGTTGGTACTCATAGTTAACACCAACTCCAGTGCCTAACTTCTTTCTTAATTTTGGATCTAATTGTGCCATTGCTTCTTCTACTGTGACTGACATTAAAATCTTACCCCATGCTTCTCTGGTCTAGTTTTATTAAATTGTGTTTTTTCTTTTAGTGCATAATCAAGTGATAACTTAGTATACCCTGCCTCAACCAAGCCTGCGTATAGATCAAGAGTACGAATCAAAATATCAGCAACCTCTTTTGTTATTTCTTCTTCGCCCTTATCTTTTCTAATTGCTTCCATTACTTCTGTTACTTCTGAAACAATCATCATGCACTGCTTAGCAATAAAAATGTCATCAACCTCTTCAGGCCAAAAACCTTTTTCTACTGCAACTTCATGTAACTTTATAGACAAATCATCAAGCATTGATATCCTCCAATATTACTGTGCCATCCTTAGTCTTTCCAAAACTAAACTTATATACATGTCCTTCTTCAAGTTTCATATACGCTTTGGCAAACGTTGTAGGGAATACGGTGACTGAGTGCAAATCCCTTGAAGAATCTGCAAGTGTAAGTGAAGCCATCTTCTTTCCTGTTTTTGTAATCCTTGGTTTAAAGGATACCACAAACATGTCATCATCTTTGTATGGAAGCATCTTATAATTCAAGAACTTAATAAGAGCACTATCTGAACCCTTTATCTGATCAACAGGGACAGCAGAAAGAATCCTGTTGTCATTAGCAAGAATGATATATGATGTACCTGCTTCAATGGTAGTATTCTCATCATCAAAGATACCTACGCTTCCAGTCTTGTCAAGAACTTCTACTCTTGACCATCCCGTGGCCCTCTTAATACTCTTTACCATACCCATAAGAATAAAAGAACCTTTTTCTTCATAGTCTTCATTCTGTGTAATCCAAGCATGATAGTGAGAAGGAACAGAAAGATTAAACTCTGGTAAATTTAGATACTCGTATAGATTTTCTTTTATTTCGTTTTCGTTTCTTGGTTGGTCATTAAATGTGGCTGCGCCAATAACTCGAAGCGCTTGCAGCGCTCTAGAGTTGACACCATTTCCTTTTGTAAACGTGAACTCTTCCAACTGAGCATACGAATTAAAGGGTCTAGCAGAAATATACCTCTCTGCGATTTTGTCAGATATGAACTTAATGCCCGACAAACCAAAACGAATGCCCTTTCCTTCAATTTTAAAGTCGATATCCGAATCATTAATGTGAGGAAGTTTAACACTAATCCCCATTCTCTTTGCTTCAATAAGGTATTCAGTACGTGCATCTTTGTCCTTTTCATTTTTTAGTAGTGAGTACATAAACTCTAATGGATAATGATACTTTAGCCACGCCGTCCAATACGAGAGCGTAGAGTAAGCAACCGCATGAGACTTGTTGAACGAGTATCCTGCATGCGCTTCAAAGTCATGCCATAGATCACGAGCCGAATTGGGACTAATATAGGCAGAAGCACCATTGACAAATTTGTCTTTGAATACATCAAACTCTTTAGCATCCTTCTTCTTTCCAATGATCTTTCTAACTTTATCCGCTTCCGACATGGACATACCGCCAAGCGATACGCATGCTTGCATAACTTGTTCCTGGTAAAGAATACAACCATAGGTTTCCTCCGTAAATTCTTTTAGTACTTGATGAGTATACCCAATGTTTTGACGACCATGTTTACGCTCAATATAATCTTTTCCAATTGTATTCATAGCACCTGGACGAACTAATGCATTTGATGCTGCTAACTCGGCAAGGTTCTTTACACCCATTTTAACCAGTAGGTTTGTGTATGGTGCTGCTTCACACTGAAACACACCCTTTGTATATCCGTCAGAAAGCATCTGATATACATTAGCATCATCCATAGGAATATTTAATGGATCAATAGTCTTTCCATCACGCTCTTTAATAATCTGAATAGCATCTTGTAAAACAGATAATGTTTTAAGACCAAGAGCATCAATCTTAATTAAGCCAATGCGCTCAGCCTCTTCCATATCGACTGCAACCACTGGAATCCTATCGTCAGATCCAGTAGAAGAACGAGTCTCCATCGGCGCAAACCTAAAGATTGGATCTTTACTAGTAACAACTCCTGCAGCGTGAATACCAGTACCCCTAATGCGACCACGTAATTGCTCTCCATAAATTTCTACCTCTGGATATTTCTCACGAAACTCTCTTGTTGATTTAGAACTACAATAGTCTTCCCAAGTGTCAACCATTTTTAAAACTTTGTTAACATCTGTTAGCGGAATGTTTAATACTCGTGCAACATCTCGAACTACACCCTTGTCTTTAAAAGAAAGGAAAGTAGCAATAGACGCAACATGCTTATACTGTCTAACAAGATAATCTTTAACTTCTTCACGACGGTTATCTTGAATATCAGTATCAATATCAGGGAAGTCATTACGGTCTGGGTTAATAAAACGAAAGAACAGAAGTTTGTGCTTGATTGGGTCAATGTCTGTAATTCCCAATGTGTAACATAGTAATGATCCAGCAGCAGAACCACGACCTGGACCTACCATAATTCCTTCTTTCTTTGCCCAAGCAATCATGCTACGAACAACCAAGAAGTATGGACCAAACTTTTTATCTTTAATTACTTTGAGTTCTTCATCTAGTCTATCTAGATACTCTTTATTATTTTCAAGACCACGCTCTGTCAAGCCTTCAATAGCAAGAGTCTTTAATTCTTTATCTGGGTTTTTATATTGTACTGGTAGTAGATCCATTCCTTCTTGAATTCCATAGTCCCCGACTTTATCTGCAATAGATATTGTGTTGGAATAAATGTCTGGACGATCAATGCCTTGTGCTTCCATAGCAGACTTCATCTCTTCATAGGAAAGAAGGTGAATGTCAAACTTATTAAATGTAATCTGACGGTCTTCCCCATATAGATAGTCTAGGCGCTTCATCATGTCTGGGTGCTTCTTAGACTTTTCAAAAGTATGCTCTTTGTCAATCTTGACGTGAGTATTCAGAAGTAGTTTAAACTCCTGAATTTCTTTTTGATCTGTTGAACTGTGGTGGCAGTCAGGGGTAACTACAACCTGTACGCCAAACTCATCTGCTAGTGCAATTAGTTGTTTGTTAATTTCTGCAGGGTTGTGAGGCATTACCTCAATGTAGTAGTCATCATTAAATACTCGCTTAAACCATTCAATATGCTTTTTAGCAACGGCAAACTCGTTATTTTCAAGAGCCTTGACTAGTACGCTGCTAGGACATGCAGAAGTTACAATTATGCCTTCTGCATACTTCTCAAGAATCTCAAAGTCAAACCTAGGCTTCTTAAAAAATCCTTCTGTCCACGCAATCTCATTAATCTTGTTTAAGTTTTCTAGACCAATTTGGTTCTTGGCGAGAAGGACTATATGGTTATAAATTAAATCTAGATCCCCGTCTCTTTCAGACTTGTCTCTAGTATCAAATCTATCTTGACACATATAGCCTTCTACACCAAGTATAGGCTTAATACCCTTCGCTTTTGCAATACGATGCAGTTCCCTATGCCCAGATAAAGTACCGTGGTCAGTGATGGCAATGGCTGGCATCCCTAACGCAACTGCACGGTCAATGTATTCTTCTGGAGTAGCGATCCCGTCAAAGAGGGAGTAATGGGTGTGTACGTGTAAGCCTACGTAGTTCATCAATTACCAGTCAATATTTGTGCTGGTAACAGATGGAGTGTCAAACCCAAAGTAGAATGCTTCTTGCTCTGGATATGGAACTTCACGAACAACCTTTTCTAGGTTGAAGTATTCAAAGCCATCCCATGCAAATGGTTCTGCATCTGGCTTTGATGGTAGAAGTGTGTAGTTGGTTTCAGTTCCCTGACCATTACGCTTTAACTTCCACTCTAGGTTTGAGATGCTACCTGTGTCAAGTGCATACTCACGAATGTTGTTGAATGCTGACTGCTTTGAAATGCCTTGTGACCAAACAGCGATGTAAGCATCTTCTGTTCCGTCATTGATAAGGACATTGCAATAGAAACGAAGTCGTGCTCTCCAGCCAGACTTTGGTTCCTTACGAGCCATTTCACAGCCGAAGCAACGGCCTTCTGAATCTTGGGTACAAGCAGCCTTGCGCTTATAGTCCTTTGGATTTGTGTGTTCTGAAACTACAACCGAAAGACCACGGGCCTCTGCGTAGTGTGCTGAGTCCTGATCTAGTTCTTCTACAAAGCGAACCTTTGCAGATTGTCCGTCAGCCAACTTGACCCAACGAACTTTTTGTCCTGTTCCTTCATACTTTGGTTTTTCGAGCAGGGCGTTGATATCTTTTAATCCCTTAATTACGCTCATATATTTCTCCTTTGTGTTGTTTGTATTAGTTTAGCATAGACTGTATGGATTTGTCAAACTGGAAGTCTAACTTCTTTATTTCTTCATCACCCATATCGCCAATGTCTTTATATTGTTTATCTAGTTTGATAACGGATACACGAGAACCTAGTTTTTCAACTATCTTAGTTTTCATATTTCCTCCTGCCTCATCATTATCTGCAACAACAATAATGTTATTGAAATATTTTTGAAGCAATTCTATTTGTATATTGGATACATTAGATCCAAGTGTTGCTACCGCTGGGAATCCACACTGGTCTAGTCGGATAGCATCAAAAGATGACTCTACCACATAAACCTTATCTGCTGTCTTTACTCTGTGTAAATTAAATAATGTTTTTGATTTTGGAAGTCCTGGGGTATTTTTAAACTCTTTGCCCTCAACTGATCTGCCTACAAAGCCTAAAGGAATTCCATCTGGACTGTGAACTGGAACAGTGACCATGTCTTGTTTTTCTGAATAGCCTAAAGAGAACTTGGCCCAAGAAGAAATTTCTAGTTTGCGATATCTAAAATAATCTTTTGCTCTTTCAGATGTTACAAGGTTGTTGTAAAGTCTTTTTAGAATTAACTCATCAAACGGAACAAACTCTGGCTTTGTGAATAGTTGCTTGTTAATTTCTTTTTCCAGATCCATCTGGGTTTCTTTATTCTTAATAAACCTAATAGACTCAAAGTAGGTTCTGCCAGTTGTGTGCATTACTAATTCAATTAGGTCTGCAATTTTATGACAAGAAAAACAAAAGAAGGTTCCGTTATTTTTATCTACTTCTCCTGCAGGCGTACGGTTATTATTATGGAATGGGCAAAAAAGAATATAATCAGAGTCGACCTCTGACTCAATAGTTAGACCTGAGCCTGTAATGACTCTTTTGATTTGCTCTTTTGTATATAGATTGGTTTGGTGCCGTCTATTCCTGATATCCATTCGCTTTTCCTTTTCCCTACGTGAACTCCATGTACTGTCAATGCAAAATAAAAACTTTTCTTTACTTCATTATAGTCTATCGTAAAATCTGGATCTATGTCAAACCTTGGCACATATCCATTTAATCTCATTTCTGATACTACTAGCCTAATATATTCAATCTTTAATCTTCCAATAGAGGCTTCATCATGGATGACTCCATCTAAAGAGAACTTCTTAATTGGCTTATGGTGATAATTAGGCACATCATATTATAACTACTTATGTCAATTTTTATCCTCAAAGTCTTTATATCTGTAGTATCCCTTGTCAAAATCGACTTGGACTAGAAAGTCTCCCATAAAACCATTACGGTTTTTACGGAAAGCACATTCAATGATATCACTATTTGTTGCACGGCCTAGGGCAATAACCCAGTCAGCATCATAAGCAATCTGTCTAGACCAAGCAGTCTGACCAAGAGTAGGAACCCCACTAAGATCATTAACATCATCTGGTGTGGCAGAGGAGATAGCAATAATAGGAACCTCTTCGCCAATAGCCATTAGTTTAAGTTCTCTTGAAAGGTTCTTCATTCGTACCGTTTCATTATCTGACTTCTGATTGGGAGCCATCAACTGAAGGTAGTCAACGATTACAAAGTCTGGCTTGTACTGATCAATCTTTCCACGAAGGACTGAGGGGTTAATCTCGCCACCTTGGTCATTTGAAATAATGTGAAACTCTGGCTTACCTTGTAGATGTTTAGCATGCCACATCTTTAGGGTTTCCACTTCAATCTCACCATTACTGAGTTTTCTATGAGACCACAAGCCTTCACCCATGATTGTAAATACACGGTTACGAACTTCTGTCTCTGACATCTCAAGGGAGATTACAAGGGGTGTCTTACCCTGTTTCCAGGCCTGTACAGCGAAGTATAGAGCCATCCATGACTTTCCTATACCTGGGTATGCTAAGAAGACTCCTAACTGCCCTGGCATAATTCCAGAGGGTAGGTAGTTATCAAATCCTGGTAGGTTGGTTTTAATTCCAACATGACCTAGAGCCTGTTGCTCTTTTAAATTTTCAAAGTACGCTATTGCGGACTGAAGATCAGTTACATCAATATCACGGATTGCTGAAGTGTTTTTCTTTAACTCAGATGTCTTAGTAATGAGTTGGTCAAGAGCCTCCCCACCATTACCAGTCTGAATCTCGGTTGCTGCAGTTCGGATAATATCTTTTAGGCTATCAGTGAGGTACTCTGACTGTAACTCTTCAAGATGATGTTTTGTTGCACCGACTCCATCAATGGGTTGAAAATCTCTAAACTTGTCTACAACAAGATCGAGTGGTGGAATAGACTTATTATGCTCAAAATAGTTTCTTATAAAGTTCCAAACATCGTTGTGGGTTCTTAGTAAGTTATCCACATTTGCTTGGAGAAGAACGTGAACCTGCTTATCGTTAAGGACTGCAGAGATTAATTTTGCTTCTGTATTATTCACTTAGCCACTCCTTTGCCATTCGTCTACGCTCTGCTCTCTCTTTGTCATCTTGTTGTTTATCTCTTTGTGCCTGCAATATTTTTTCTGCATTGTATGCAAAATAATTCCAAGTAGGTGTCTGTGCTACATTAAAATAGTGCTCTAGCAAATCATACAGCATTGGCATGCCGTAGGACTCTATAAGGGCATCTGCTGCCCATTGTTCTACATTTAAATTTAGTGATGGCTTTTGCTCATACTTTGCAGTATGGTGTTTACTGTAGCGTGAAAGCAAAGCCATTCGGTCTTTGCGTTCGGCCATTACTCGTTGATTTCAGACTTTGCTTCGTTAATCTTTTCAGCAAGTTTATCTTCAACAAATTTATAAACACGCTCAAACGCATCGTTTGTGCTTTCGTCACCACGCTTAGAATCTACAATACCAAGATCAAGTCTTAGTGATTGAAAGTTTCCTAGGTTAAGTGTGTACCCCAGTGTTACAGATACCTTAGTTAAATCATTTTCCATCTTCATACCCTTCGTTAAATAGATTCAGACCAGATTGGAATGAATCGACCATCTTCAGTTCTCGTATATGTAAGTATACCATCGCCCATTCTACGTGTCAACTCTTGTTTGCTAGGCGTAATATCATTTGTTATTAATTTATCTTTTCTTGGTCTACCAATATGGTATGAAGCAAGTATATCACGTATGGCTCTTACCTGTGATTCTGAATAGTATGATCTTATTTGAAATCCTCTAGCCCCACCCTTTTGAGATCCCGTTGGAAATGGGATGACTCCTCGTTTCATTAGTGATGGCATATACTTTTTGTGACGATTAACTAAATCAGCAGTCTGCCCTACGGTGTATGCTCGTTCTCTTTTATTTTTAAAATCACTAATTAAACAACTTTCAATTTGATCATTAGTAATATTATAAACAGACATTATTCCGTTAGATTTATTTAAGTGATGGATTCTAACAAGACTACCATTTAAAAACCAAACTTTTTTATTCCCTGGAATTATAGGGAGGAGATTGTAGCCTTCGCTCTCAATTGTTCCTTTTTTAGTAGCCATCTACCCTCCGCAGTACTTTGAGGTGGATTAAAAAATCTTCTTGATCCACAATACAAACAATACATTTCTAGGTGCATAGCAGAACTATATTGACGATCAATAAACATTCTGGACCTGCATTTTATACACTTGATCATTGATTTGGTATGCCCATTATAAGAATGTGAACGGCAACAGATAGGTCTCCGCTTGTGCCAAATCGCACAGTTCCTTGAGCAGAAGATGTAGTTATATCATTAAGAACAACTGTTACATTTTTACCTGCTGGAGTATTTCTAACGTTTACTGGTGTTGCAGTTATGATTGGTCTATGTCTAAATTCAAATGGGTAGGGGATAGGAAATGTGAACTCTTCCCCTGCTGTAGTTGTCTGCTTTGCAATTGTAACTTCGGAAGCCACAATCCTTAAATCATTAATGTTTTTATTGTCTACACTACCGCCTATATTAATGTGAACACGCTTATCTGTAGCAGGAGTAGTTGTTGCTAACTGATTTACTGCACTAGCAAGTTGATAGATGTAGGTCACATCTAGTGGTTGGCCTCGTTCTGGTAATGGGATGATTGACATGGTTATTCTATTATACCAGAACCTGTCCAGAATCATATACCGCTAAATCAGAGTTTAGTTCTTTAGAGAATATACCATTATTAAGATTGCCAGTATACTTTATCTGAACTATGACTCTTACTGGCAGGGTTCCTGTTTTGATAAACTGATAAGTGTTTGTTAATGTTGATCCATGCCATGTTGGGCTAACATTATTGAAACCTACAAAAACATCAAATTCTGGTCTTTGTATTGGGTTTTGCCAGGTTACGCTTACGCTCTCTTTTGAGATGCTTACATTTCCAAGAACAGTCTCAATAGGTGTGGAAAGCACAATATGGTTTTGGGACCAATGAGATGCCCTATTTTTATCTTCTGAAACAACTCTATATCGAACAACATATTCGTTGGACGCGATTACTGTTCCTAATTTTTCCTTTGAAATAATTGCTTTCTTGATGCCACTGTCTGCCATTAGACTACATCCATGCCAAATCTAAATTCAACATAATTAGTTGTATTTGCATCTTTAACTATTGTTCTTGCCCCAGTGTTTTTTATAACAGAATATCCAGTAAGTCCATATAGGGGGTTTGCTTGTGATTTATTATCTAATCTAAATGCATCTAAAGCAACATAGTAGTCATCACTTGGAGATTCAATCCTTATTGTTGGAGAAACCGCAGTTGAGGCAACAACTGAGCCTGTTTTAAAATATTTGATAGTAGTAGGTGTAACTTCAGTAATTGAAAACAATCCGTCAAACCTTGCAGAGTTTCCTAATCCATTAACAAGTATCTGATCACCAACACTAAATCCGTGTGTTGCGGATGTTGTTAGAGTTACAGTTGTAGAAGTTGCTGCTTTATTGCTAACTAGAGCAGTTCCTTTTATTACAGAAACATAAACTTTTGCTACATCGACTTCGGCCCAAGTAAACCCAGAACTTTTTCTTAAATCTTGTAGTTGCTTAGCAACTGTAATATATCTGCTAGTTGTAAAGTTATGAGTAGTTGTTGATGCCTCTGTTGGATTAGTTGCTGCAAAGGCTGTATCGTCAACGTCTACTTCAAACCTTGCCCATTGTCCTGCACCATGAATATCACTTGATGCAAACTCAAAAAGTATTCTAACACGATCTGGGGCTGGTGCTGATACTAGTTGACTTTTGCTTATTATAGAAAATGCTAGTTTTAATTCATCTGAAGGGGCGTTCTTGCTAAAGTCTAAATTTGCTCCAGTTAAGTGAATGTGGTTTGACTGTGACTGAACCTTAAGTCTTTTAATTCCTCCATCTACTTCAACAGATAGTCCTGAGTTATCTCCTTGAATAAGAATTACGCTATTTAAAAATCTAGATCTTTCATATCTGTTAATTCTTACCTCATCAGTAAAAGTTTTATTGTCTGCGCTTGTTTTAAACACGGGTAGTTTTGTTAATGTTCCGTTAGAATCGTACGCTCTTGTTGTTGTGTTTATTGGATATTCTCCAGAGATTAATCCACTCTCCCCTCCGATTGGAACAAATATAGAAGAGATGGTTGATGGCGTACTGTTCTGTGGGTGATATTCCCAACCTTCAGAATCATTAAATATATAGACAGTCTTGCTGTCATATGCTCCAACTGAAGGGTTTGATCCAGCAGAATATAGTCCTACCTCAGAAATTTCATACCTTTCTTCTGTGGGTAGTTCTGCTGTCAATACAATTTTATTTACTCCATCTTCATTGATAAAACCTCGTGAAGTTATTGGAACTCTAAACATTTCAAAGTCTAATGAAGTTTTTGAAGAATAGTCTCCCAGAGTAGCATTTGAGTTAATTGGTATTGGCCCACAGCCAATGGCAATGTAAGAAGCATAGGCTGGTGCCTGCCCCACAAGGTATTTTGCTATAATGCTTTTGCCAGTGTTAGTTATCATATTTTTCCCCTAGTATATTGTATCACTAAGTATTGCCCCTGAAGACAACACCTGCACTTCTACCTGTTCATCTGATTGAAGATTGATTAAGTCTATAATAATGCTTCCATAAGTGATTGAGTTTGGATCTTTGTCCATATAAACTATCTTGCAGTTGTCAACCCTCTGTCCACTTACATATGCAAACCCAGTTCCACAATTGGGGATCTTGGTTTCAAGTCTTATTGGAAAATTCTTAAAGTATGTTGCTGAAGTATCCTGTAGTTTTAATATATTCTGTGGATTATATTGGAACAGAATATTTGTCAAATTTTTAATTGGCTGGTACATGATATTTTGACCATTAATAATATCTCCTCTTGAGATATTAATTAGTTCTTGTCCACCAATGTCTTCAAAGATTAGGTCTGTCATGTACTCTATGTTTAGAGTTGGACTGCCTAATGCTACCAGGGCTGGTGTGGCTATTTTTATTGCTGCTTGTGCTAATGCTTGCTCGGTTGCACTCATAGCAAAAGAGTTTGGTGTTGCGTCAGTTGCCATTAGGCTACCTCACTTACGTAAATGGTCATGCTTGGTCCCTGCAAACTTTTTGAATAATCTATATTATACACTACAAAGCGTTTATCTTTTGAATCAACCTTGTCTATTCCATTTTCAAAGTAGTCTATATTAACAATATCTCCTAATTGAATAGTAGGGTTAGAAAAAATCTTTATTCCGACTGACTTCCTTGGTTTCATTACCTTTGAAACCATCCACTTCATAAGATCGTTTGCATCGTCTGCTGTTTGAAGGTAAGGGACGGTTAGAGCAAAGTCTTTTACTCCGTAGGTTAGTCTGCTTAGTTTAATGTCTTCGTAGTCTTTCTTTATTTTAAACGGAGAAGACACTAGCGTTGAGCCAACAAATTGTGGATCAGTAAAGTCAGAGTTCTTTGAAAAATACTCGTCAACAGTTAAATCATTATTTGATTGCTGTGTAAACGTTATTCCTTGAATTCTTAAATAGTTACCCGTTGTTTCATCTAGGCTTAAAGCGGTGTCGGTTGCGTTGAATACCATAAACTCTGCCCCATACGAACCTGCTCTAAATCCTGAAACCGTATACCCTTTTATAGAATTAAAAGTTGGTGACATCTTTGCGTAAAGCGCTGGGTAGGCTTTATCATATTTAACATTAAACGATGCTGCCTCTCTCATTATACTGCCAAACTCTTCAAAGTATATATTATATGAGGGTGGGGATGAAGAACTTATTCCAGAAAGATAGGTAGATTGGATTGCTCCACTCATTGCATATTTTCTCAAAGACTCACTTACGTTTATTTCTGTGTCTCCAAAAATAGAATTGATTGGGGTATTAACGGCAAAAGCAGTGTTTTGACTATAGTTATTAGTAATAGCATAGATGTTTTCAAACATTACCCTGGAAGATCCACGAGTAAATAATGCCATATTATTGTATGCTTTAATAGGGTTTTCGTCAATAGCCGTGGCTACCAAGTTGTTGTTTACATACAAGAAGAACTTTCTAAAACTTCCAATATCTTGATACTCTACAGCAAGATCATAGACTGTTGGATTTTCTTCAGTAACCATTCTATATTGACCAGTAAACTTTCCATCATCAACAATAACATTTGCAAGTCCTTGCCAAAGAATAGTTGGAACAGCGTCTGTGCCTGATTGCCCTACTTTATAGAATAGCAAGTTGTTTACATTCTGTTGTTCTTCACTAGTCAAAGAACTTGAACCAAGGGCTACAATTTCAAAATAATATCCACTATTTGATTCTGGATTAATCATTACTGCCATTCCACCACTACCGCCAATGATACTAATATCTTTGTCTGGAGTTGTTCCTGGGATTACAAAATATGCTGTAGATCCTACTGGGGTTTGTCCACGAGATGCGTCATTCTCAATTTTTCCAACTATTCTAATTCTGGTTCCAAAATGAGTAAACTTATCTGTTAATTTTTTATAAACATAAGAAACAAAATCTCTAGGCTTTTCTGTACTTGTAAACCCTGGTCCAGTCATGACTAAAGCAGAAGATTGAAGAGTTCCCGATTGAGTACTTAGCATTGCTCTTACTTTTGAATCTTCAATATAATTAGAAGCGAAGAAGTTTTTAATAATTCCATTTCTTGTTGTTTGCTGAGCCAGTGTGTTATTAATTCCTGCTGGAGCATCAATCGTTGTTGGAACTAGAGTCTCAAAATAAATAGTTGCGTCAAGAAGAGCAGTGGTAGGCGCTGGACTAACTAGCAAAGTTGTCTCTGTTGGCTTTGCTATAACTAAAGTTTTTTGTATTGTTGATAACTTTCCAGTTCCACTAAGCATGGTCAACTGTTGTCCTACTGAAATAGAAGAGGTAGAAGATACTGTAAGAGTAGATCCCGTTGAATTTACATTGGTGAGAGTAGTGGTTCTTAGTGGATTAAATAAAAACTCACTTCTCATTGTGCAACCACGAACATTTGCATTATCTGCCCAATATGGGTTTAATCCAGCAACATGATAAACAGGTGTTGTTCCAAACTGTCCTCTACCATGCTTAGAAACTTCTCCATTTTTTAATCTTAAAACCCCCTGAACCTCTTCATAGTTTGGTTCAGAGTAAATTCTTACAAGGCCTGTTGGATATATCTTTCCATTAAATGGAAGTTTAGCAAAGTAGTACTCATACTCTTGAACGTTATTAATCCAAACATTTCCAACACCTGGGACGCTATACTCAACAGCATCATACTTAATTATTTCTCCATTGGCATAGAAGTATCCATTGTATCTTGTGATCCAATAAACTCCTTCTCCAAAATCCATAACGTTATTTTTTATTTGATTATTTGAAACAAAAGGCTTTGTGTCTGATAGATCTGAGTTAAGTGGTATAGCACTAAGAACATATGTGGATTGGTTTCCTACCTCACCATTAACAGACTTTGTATTGCTCTCGCCAGAAACTTCCCATAATAGGACTGGCTTATATATCCAAGACTGTTCATTATCAATTAAACTAGCCTGCTTAATGCTACCAAGAGATCTTTGAATGTATTTTGAACTATAAGTAATCTTACCGCTATTATATAGTTGATTGTCCTGTGTAGTAATCTCTGCAATGTTTGCAAGTTTGGGTTTTGTTTGGCTGTTTCTAACTACCCCAGTATCTTCAGAATCTGCTGATCCATAGAGAGTTATATCTGTTGCTCTTTGTAATTCTGTAGGCATCATGTAGTTTTTACTCATCATGATAAAGTTATTGTATTCATCAAAGAACATTGCTGTCTGGCTTGATACCGCCAAATCTTGCAGAACTTGGGCAATACTTGTTTCTGGTGGAATATGGAAATATGGGATTGTGATTTCTGTTTCGCCAGCAACTCGCTTAAAAGCATAGTTTGAAAAACCAATAGAATCCAAAAGCATTGAAACTGCAGAACTTAAAGATACTCCAGTAGAAAGGGTTTGTGGTGCTAGCGTTGATTCAAAATAAAAGTATAAGTCACGCAGACTTAACTCAACTCTTTTTGTTTTATTATCCAGTGTAGGAAAGCCTTCTGAGTACATTGTTTTAATTGGAACAAAATAATCATACCCATCTACATTAACGATAATGTCATATATCTTTATTTGAAGATTCCTAGTTATATAGTTATTGATTATACTAGAAGAATTATTTGGATTAAAAGAATCATCATAATCAAAAAGACTCAAAGATCCTGTTGAAGCCAAGAGTTGTCCAACTGGCATACCGCTAGTTCCTAAATCTGATGCACTCTTCTTTACAGAGATATCTGTAACCTTGTCTGTTAAGTTTACTGTAAGTCTTGGAGAAATTTCAATTAGATCAAATGAAGAATTTGCCTTTACCATGTTGTCAACAACAATACGAACTCCTTTAAGATACTCAAACTCTCTATATTTTTGAGTTCCATCTGCTGCTAAGGTGTAGGCTATTGGGCTTGTTAGATCTGTTACAAAGTTAGTCAGTCTATCAACCGTCTCTTCTTCTAGTTGCCAACCATAAACTGGAGTAAATAATTCCCACTTGTCTTTATTCCAGATATGAAAAACACCAATATCTGATACACTTGATTTAATTAAATAAGCATATCCGTGTACTGCCTTAATTGGCTTTAATGTTTCAGACAGGAGAGTCTCTGCGTAAATAAACATGTCTTTATACTTGCTTGGAACGATTAATCCATAAGATAACTCTACATAGCCATCATGCTTAATTACATTTGTTCCGTCTGATCTTTTTGTACCCTCGTTAAATGAAAACAAGTCTACCCAATTATTATCTTTTAATGATTGAACCTTCCACTTATTGGGAACTGTTCTATTGTTATCTCCATAAAGTGGATCGGAAGTTCCAAGATCAATATCTCCAACATTTGTCTGCATCTTTATAACTAGCCTATTTGTTGGAATCTTTTCATTATACACAACAAACGGAACCGCATCTTCAATTATGTATCTGCCAGAGACTATATTGTTACTAGAGATTCCGTACGTTGAAGTACCCTCTGTTCTATATGATGACCAGTATTTAAACTTATCGTTTTTATCTGAAAGGTAATATCTAGGTCTTCTAGCCATGTTAGCATTAGGGCTATGAATATATGAACCAGGAATGTACCTTGCTTTATTAATTCCTGACCTTGGTCTGAAAGGTCTAAAGCAATCTTCTAAAGAATAAAGCATCTTGACTCTATCTTTAAGAACTGTTAAAGTAGTTGGTGCTCCAGCATCAGTAAATCCTCCATCAATTAATACATCAGCATCTGTAGCGCCTTTGTAAAAATTACCATCATCGTTTGCATCAAAAGTATTTGGAAGAGATGTATATTTTACATCGGATGGCTTCGTTGATGTGGGTCTATACCTATAGTTTCCTATTGTAAAAATATTTGTTGGAATGTTCATATTCCATTCAGCAATCACAGCAGTCTGAGTAGATACAACAGAACTAGTTTCTAGGTGATTCTTAAGTTCTTCATTTTGAAACATTATGCCTCTTCCAGCGATACAGAAACATTCCAAAAGTCATGCTTATACCCGCCACGTTTTTGAACAGAGTAGGAAAAGTCAGTAAAGAAAACCTCTATCACTTCGTTATATTGATCTAGATGACCGTATGCAGCATCGTCATTGCCAAAGTTTGGATAATTGTCATAGGCTAAAAATACCCAGAAAGATCCTGGGTGATTGTTGTACCATTCAAACAACTCTGCTCCGCCAGCACCACCATCAGTAGTGTATTCCATATCGGGATAATTAGCCAAACCTCTTTGTCCAGTCATGTCTGATTTTCCAGCGTCATTAAAATCTGGTTTTATAGCAAAAGATCTTGATGGTAGCATATCCCAAGAAGTGCTAATCTGTAGTTTGTCTGCAGTGTGATAAGACCTCATGCGTCCATTGATCATTCTTTCACGTATTTCAATTCTAGAGGGCTTAAAGTCTATGGCCGATCTATTATCATCTGACAGGATTAAAAACTCGTTAATGAGGCTTGTATCGGTTCCTACGGGGGTATTAAAGCCTGTCTCATAGCCAGTTGGAACATACATTTTCCTATCAGGATAAGCAGTTGTTGGAGAGGCTACAAGAGTGCCAGGATTGTCAGACCATAGCATTGCCTGTGGTCTTTGGTATTTTCTTCTACCATTAATATATGCTGCTGTTGCCATTATATTCTTACTCCCCGAATTCTTTGTGAATCAATCTGTTGGATCTGAGCCATAACAGTTCTTGCAATATCATCTGGGCTGGCATTAGATTTTGCATTTACTGTTAGGTTATAATTATACACTGAGTCTCCACCGACACTTGTAGATCCGCTGTTAATGGCCTTTAAGTTATTTACTCCAAAGTTATCAACAGCATACTTGCTCATAATAAACTCTCCTGGTGTAAGCATTGCTGGAACAGTGTCTGATCCACGTGGGGTCATACCAATCAAACCTCCAGAATACTTGTATACTGGATCTCTCAATACACCGTTAACTACAACTCCAGTTCCTGGTTGCAAATATTGTGTTACTGGTGGAATAAACATTCCGCCAAGATAAGTTCCAGTTCCTGGCTTAGTGCGTGATTTTGGAATTAATGCTGCCTTGGCCTCAAGTGCTGCAACAAGTGCTCTATTTTTTGCTTGTTCTGCTGCTACTTTCTCTGCTAAGTCTTTAGCCTTTTGATCTGCAATCTTCTTAGCATTATATGCAACTTGAGTAACCCACTGTGAACCATTCCAGGTCATTAGGTCGGAACCTACATACTTTGTTTCTCCAACTTTTGGAGCAACCTTTGCATTATTATATGCAACTTGATCCATCCACATTGTGCCATTCCATGTCATTAACATCGAACCGACATACTTTGTGTCTCCGACCTTTGGGCCAGTCGGTGTTGGTGTTGGTGTTCCAGATGATGTTGGGGTCGATGTTGTACTCTTTGTTGGTGTTGAAGTAGTTGATGGTTTTGGAGAAGTCGTAGTTGTTGGTGTTGGAGAAGCAGTCTTGCTTGGTGAAGGCGTTGGCGTTCCTGATGAATTAGGTGTACCAGAAGGTAGAACCTTGTGAACATTTACACACCATCCATTTGCATCTGCTACCATTCCTTCAGGGCAGCCGTCTAGAGTTACATTGTCTGCTCCAGGAGGAGGAGTTCCTTCATAGGTATACTTTGTTATAACATTAATATTTACTTTTTTATCAGCAGGCATCTTCATAAACTGGTCTAGCCAATTGTGAATATTTCCCCAGTCTTTTTCCATAGCAGTAGTAGACGCAAGAAGTCCAGCCAACTTAGTTTTTACACTTTCCCAATTCTTAGCAAGATCATAGGCCTCTAACTTAGTCTTTACTAAATCCCAACCTTTTTTATCAGTACCCATTACCGTAATCTCTGCCACTTGCTTATCAATTGCTTTTTGTGCATCGCTGAGGGCTGTGTTGTAACTAGTTAGTTTTCTGTTTATCTTGTCAATAGCCCCGTCGTCTTTTGCAAGTTCTTTATTAACAAGATAAATAGCATCTTCAATTTTCTGAATTTCGTCCATCTTGAGTTTACGCTTTTCTTCAAGAGTATAAATCTTATCTTGAGTTTCTTGAATTTGCTTTTGCGTTTTAAGTTTATCAGGGTGGGTTTCCATCTTATAAATCTTTTCAGCAATCTCGTACTGTCTGTCTTGGATCTGCTTGCTTGTCATTCCAGATCCACTCTTTAGAGAGTCTATAGAATTCTTTCTTGCTTGCTCAAGTGCATCAGTTTGTCCTGAAGCAAATTGTCCAGCAGCAGTGGCTCTCATCTTTTGAGCAGCCTTTGCTGCCGAAGAAATATCTCCAGAAGTTAAAGCACCAGCAAGGTCTAATTGATCTTGTTGCAAAGCAAGAATATTTTGATTAATCTGTTGAACTTTTTGAAGGGCCTCTGCTTGTTTATCGTATTTTTCATTAACACCTTCTGCAGCCTTATTAATTAAATCTAAGTCATGTGACAAGACCCCTGACTCATCTTGTAATGCTTGAACTGCTCTAGAACCCCAGTCCTTATTCATTTCCATGTCTCTGTTTAAATCGTTTACACTTTCATTTAGATCGTCTATTGCTCTTGATCCGTACTCAGCATTCATTTCAAGGTCTCTTTGTGCTACTTCAATTTGATCGCTCATTGCTTTAGCAGCATCCTGTAGGTCTTGATAATTCATTTTTGTGCCTTCAAAAGCCCCTGCTGCAGTACCCTTTAAAACTCCAGCAAGACTTTCTCTTACAACTTGAGTCTCTTGCAAAGCACGTAGTTTTGCTTCTTCTTGTTCAATTAATTTCTCATTCTCTTCAATTATTTTAACATTGGCTGCGGATGCAGCATCGGCAGCGCCTGCACGGATTAGTGCTTCTTGGATTGAAAACATTTGATCAACAATTTCAAGACCTGGCTCTGCTCCGCCCTTTAGATCTCCTGAATTGATTTTAGTCGTCAAAGATACTTCAAGTCTTTTAGGTATTGAGTTTATGTAGTCTCTTATATGTTCTGCAGCAACTCTACCATTTTTAAGATCGTCTATAAGTTGACCAGTAAGTTGTGGGTCTTCAAGCACTTCATTAATTTGTTCAATAGATAGACCTGCATCTGCAAAGGCTTTTGCAAAATCTTGGGCTTGTACGGAAAATTTAAAATCTGCATTCTTTTGAGTTAAGTTTTGAAGAATGGCTTGTCTTTCAAGAGCGCTATTAGCCTCTACAATAGCCTTCTTGTATTCTTTAAACTCTTTAGTTCCAGATTCTCCCATAGCACCATTAGCAATAGCCGATGCCACTAACTGATCTTCAACTGCTGCTAAAGCATCCTTTGCTGATAGACCAGCAGACATGAGCATGTTCATGGCCTTCTTTTGTTCATTAACATTTACAACAGTTTCTTTATTTACTAGTTGTGAGGCACCTACATTTGCTTCACGGTAGGTAGCCATAACAGCCTTACCTTCATTGGTTAGTCCCTTAATATTTTTCTTTGTTTTTGGCTTTTCTTTACCCTTGTTTGGCCCAGAGGTGTATTTATCATAAGTAAATAAATTCTTTCCCTTGCCCAAGTTAGAGAACTTTGTAAACTCTTCTGAACTCATACCAGAGATAACGTCTCTCATTTCTTGTGGAACTTTTAATTTAAGTAATCTGTGTTGCAAGCCATCAAACATGTCAAACATTGCTGATACATCTTTTTTGGCTTTCTTGCTAGTAAAGGCTGCAATCATTGATTGAAGAGGCTTAGTTGCATCAAATGCGCCATCACGAACATTCTTAATTCTCATTGCAAGTTCGTCTAGGAAGTCTAGAGGATCACTACCTGTGCCAGGACCCTTGCTTGTTGTTGGTGGTGGGGATGTATAAGTTACACCAGGGTTCCATGAAATACCAGTTTTTTCAACTGCATATTCTGTTGGACTTAAAGCCTTAAGGTCTGCAATTTTCTGTGCTACTAGATCAATGTATCGCTGGCTAGTTGTAGAGAAGTTGTGAGTCATTGCTTGATCTAATGCATACTGCTCTGCCATAAATGCAATATCTGCATCTCGCTCTGCAGCATTAGCGGTTGATTCCCATAAAATATTTGCTGATAGTGCCTGTAAGTAATCCGCTTGGGCTGCTGTGCTTGCGTTTTTAAATGCGGTAAACCTTTTTTCATTTTTCTGTAACGCAGCAATTCCTTCTGAAATATCTGCGCTAACTCCTGCTACTCGTGGATCAACAGTTTCTTTTCCAGTAGCATCTTTTGAAACAAGAGATTTTTTGCCTTCTTTTTCTGCTGCTTCTTTTATTTTTTCGATTGCTTCTTGCTCTTTCCTGATTTTCTGAAGGCCCTTCATTCCAACCTTTGTAATCAAAATCTCAAAGTCAATGGTATTTCCATCTAAAGCCTGTAGGCTTCTGATAGTTTCCATAATTGCATCAAATTCTTTTGGATCTTTCTTTCTCATTGTCATTTCTGTAATGATGTTTGTTGCTTGCTGCCTTCCTTTTGTACTCTTGAAGCCTGCAAATGAATCAAACAACTCTTTAGTTTTTGCTGTTCCCTTTGTTTTAATGCTAGCATTAAGTAAGAAGTCGAACTCATTTAATTTGCCACTAAATAGGTCCATGTAACTTGTTGCTTGTGTAGGAGTTAAGACTTTACTTCCAACAAGCATTTCCATCTTTGCCTGGAACCTCTGTGCATTTTGAGCAGTACCCAATCCAGTCTTTACATACTCACCAGTCTTAGAGTTATACTTTCCAGTGGTTGTATCATTTGAAAGTGCCTCTGTTTTATTTAAGAACTTTTTAGCAGCATCTTCTTGGTCTGTTCCTTTATAGGTTGAGGTAACTTGTGATCTTGATGCATCAAAGAATGCATCTTCACGCATAGCCTGCTTGCCCCAAACAGAACCGCTCCAGACTTTATCAAAACTCTGCTGATTTTTCATTATCTGAGAAAAGATTTGATCATTCATAAATTGAGAATTTTTTAGATTCTCTGAATTAAGATCAGAAAGTTGTTGTTCAATCTCCAGTTTCTTTTGTGCATTTGCTGTTGATGCTAACTCTGTTTCTAATTTTTGTTTTGCAGCCTCATACTCTACTTGAATTTGATCTGCCATCATAGTAGCCATTTCCATATTGTTCATGCCAAGGGCTGCAAGTTGTGCTACTTCTTCTCTTGAACTTTCTCCAAACCCAGACTTTTTAGAAATGTCTTTTTCAAGTTTTGCAGTTCTTTGGTTTGCCTTGCCCATAAGCAAGATCCTTGTAGACATTGGGTTGTCTTTTAGATTTTTACCGTCTGGGCCAAGGATCATTGATAGTTGACCAACAACCTGCATTTCAATTGATGTGTCTTTAAGTTGTAAGGCAAGGCCTGCTGCAATACTGTTTGCTTGGTCAGCATCAATAACTCCATCTGCAACAGCCGTGGCAAGTTTTAAAGTTAGATCACTAACGGCTTTGCTCTTTCCAAACTTTTCCATGTTTTCTTTAAATAGTTTCTTTTCTTTTTTACCAATATCAGAAGCCATGTAGTTCTTGCCAAAAGTATTATCAATCTTTACAGCGTCAGTATATTTTGTATACTGAGTCTTTGATCTGCGCTTGTCCATCTTTTGAGAAGACCCAACCTTGCCAGACATTTCTCCTATTGCTTTTAATCCATCTCTAGTTGCTGATAAGTCTTTTGCGAACTGTGCTGCCTTTGCAGCCACCTGATTAAAGTGTTTGTTTACTAGATATGCTGCTGCTCCTAATGCTACTACTGCTCCTACTGCAAGACCAATTGGTCCAGTCCCCGCAATCATTGGAGCAAACTGTGCTACTGTCGCTGCAGTACCAAGTGCTGCTGTAACTTGTGGTGGTGCTCCTGCCATACCAGCAACCATTGCTGCAGTTCCAAGTCCACCTGAAACTTTTCCAGAAAACTGACCAACGGCTGCTCTACGCATGCCACGCTTCTTTTCTTTAACTTGCTTCAAAGACATCTTTGTTGGATTATATTTTCCCTTAGCATCTTTTTCTGGATCCATAACAATACGACCTTTTCGGTCTCTTGTGAATCCTTGTTCTCCCAGATCATCTGGTCCATATGTTCCTGGATCTCTACCCATTGCATAGTCGTAGGCCTCTAATCTGTCCATAGGATTTGGACCCAGTACAGGATTCCCTGATTGAGTTCCTTCTGGTATTACAGGAGCATTAGCAATTGCTTCTCTTCTAGCAAACTCTTCTTGCATTACCTTGAGTTGCATTCGCTTATGTTCTTCAATTTTTCTATTTTGTTCATCAATGGCCTGTGTTGACTCAAGCACATCTTGCTGAGCATTTCCTGTTAGATCTGTTGCATTAGCCACATCACCAAGATTTCCAGCAGTTACGCTTGCTAGTTGAGAAGCCGTTAGTAGGTTTTGATTGCTTCCTGTTTGAGTAATAAATGCTTCTCCAGTTGCATCTGCAAGATCGCCTGTTTGATCTGCAACTAATAGGGTTGAGTCTGCTGTGTCATTTGTCCCGTCAACAATTCGTCGCATTCCATCTCCTGCTTCAACGGTTCCGTTAGACATAATTTCTTCTGCCTTTTTAACCTTTGATGGAGTCTTTACTGGATCTTGATTAATAATTTCTTGCATTTCCCCTGGCTGTGCTGCAGTAATTCCCTGCTCTGCCAATTCTTGTCTTACTCTTGCGTACTCTAGTTCTGCAGCATTAGCCTTTTCTTTAGCAGCAAGAACTTGCTCGTCAGTAATGGTAGTTGGAGATCCAGTTTTCTTTTGCTTTGCTTGCTCCTTTTCAAGGGCTGCTGCTCTTGCTCTTGTAATCGCTGCTTCATTTTCAGCCTTATCAGCATCTTCCCTAGCCTTCTGAATATTAACAGTGTTGCCTTTAATCGTAACTCTTGATCTGCTTTCATCTTTAATCTGTTGAACAACTTGTGATTGAGCAGTCACGGCTTCTTCAGTTTTTACTGCTAGTTTCGTTGTTGCTTCTGCTACCCTCTTTGATGAAGCAACAGTTACAGATGAAGTTTGTGCAGAAACTGGAGTGTCAGATACAGAATCTACTGTTGCTGTAGCGCCTAGTTTTCTTCTTTGTCTATCTTGAGACTTAAGTATTTGTCTTTCATCACGCATCTCTGGGGTATTGAGATCATCATAGAACGCCTTGTTACCAAGATCCATCCTATCAACTCTTGCTTGTGTTTCTGCTGCTGTTGGTACTGCTGCATCTCCAAGTTGCGAAGCCTGCGTAGTTACTGCTGCTTCTCCTTCTTTCATTCCTTGGATAATTCCGTCTGCAACTTCTTTACCAGCCTTGATACCCTTTTTAGATGGAGAGTCTGCATCTGTTCCTTCTGTACTTCTTACTCCGTCTGCTGCTGCTTTACCAATCTCTGCACCTGCTGCTTCTGCTGCTGCTATTTCTTCTGGGGTAGCCTCAACAGTTGGAGCATTATCTTTCTCTCTTTGTTGATCTATAATGTCTCCAGAATCTAAATTGTCTGTATTCTTTTTTTGATAAGAGCCAAAAGGAATTACTTTTGTTTTTCCTTTAGGTGTTGTTGTTGCAACTCCTGCATCTGTAAGTCCAAGTTCGTCTCTTAATGCGGGGGCCTTTTGTGGAACATCTTTTCTGTTTGCTCTTCTATCTCTTGAGCCGTCTTCTTTAGGCGCATTTGTAGTTACTGAGTAAGTAGTTGTTAATCCTAGATTATCTACTGCTTCTTTTAATTTTCCGTCTGCTTGAGTGAGTCTATCTTTTGCTCTTTGCACCGCTGCATAAAAATCTTCTTCTCCAAATTTATCTGGAAGTTGGTCCATCTCTTCTGCAATAAATCCACCAAACTTATCAACACCAGCAGTCATCTCTGACATAATTGCTGGGTCGTTAAGACCTTGTTCAAAGGTTTTGCCATGAAGTCTTGCAATTTCTCTCATTACTGGAGAAAGAGACTTACCTGCATCTTCTCCACTAAATAAATCCTGTATTCCAGACTTAGGCATTTCAAATACTTTTGCATCGTCACCAGAAAATTGTGCTGGCGCTAACCCTCTTCTTGCTGCAAGTTGAGAGTGGATCGCTACATCGTTAGGGTCAGACAAATTTAAAGCAGTTGTTTTGTTTGCTTCTTCTGGAAGCATCGCTGTAAAACTGCCCATTGGTGTTGCAGAGCCACCATGTTTTGCTGCGAGAGCAAGGGCTTCGCCTAGGCCTGATTTTCCAGCAAGAACTGCAAGACGTTCTAACTCGGCTTTGTCTGTAATCTTTGGCTTTGGTGCTTCCATGTGAGCAGCAACATATCTACCGCCTGGTTCTACTTGTGCTCTTGCTGGATCACTTGGCTGCCATGGTGTTGAAGATGTATTTGCATATGGCGCTCTCCACTGTTCCCCAGTTTCTGGATTAATATCTTTTGCTCTATTTTTTACCCAATCAGCAGATACCTTTTCAACAGACTGTGCTGCTTCTGCAAGCATTCTTTTAATTGCATTTGCCATATCTTCTCCTGCACGGTCTGTCGCTTTAGTTAATTCTAACTTAACTTCTGCAATGGCTGTTGCTTGAGAAGCACCTTTTCCAAGTTTTCCAATCTCTGCTGCAAAATCATCTATACCCATAGACATCATTTCTGTAACACTTGCTATGCCTAGTTTAGGAGGCTTCATTCCTCCACCTTCAGACTGAGTACTTGTACCATACTTCTTTACAGTGCCAGTAAGAAGTGCTGCAACAAGTTCTGGATTCTTTTTTACAGTATCTGTAGTTAGTACAACTTCTCCAGGAGTAAGCATTGAAGGTACGGTGTCTTTATTTCCTGTACCTGGAACAACTCCGCCTTTTGCAAACTTTTGAACAGGTGGTAAACCTGCAACTGCGCCTACTGGTCCTGGAACTGTATTAAATAATCCTGGTGATGATGCTGCAAGAGTTCTTGCTTGGCTTGCTGCATTTGCATAGGCTGCAGCAAGAGCATTAACTGCTCCAGACTCCACATTAAATGTGCTAATTAATTGTTGGTGAGATGTGTGAAGGGCGTTAGTCTGTGCTAGTTGTTCAATCTCTTGTTGTGTAAGGTAATCAAATCCTCCACCTAGTACATTGTTCTGACCATTTAGTTTTGCCATTCCACTACGAAGGGCAGCAAATAACTTAATGCCGTTTGCAATAGCGTTCATGAATAGACCAAATGTCATCAGTGCAACTGGGGCAAGTCCCCCTACAACTCCAATAACAATTGCAAAAGCCTTTTTAGTTCCATCGCTAAAGTTATTAAACTTCGCTAAAATCTTACCAAGAAATTCAACTACTGGTGTTAGCGCTTGTAGGAATGTCTTTCCAATTGGAATGAGTTCTAATTTTAATTGTTCAATACTTTTTTGGAATTTAACTCCAACAGCATCTTCTACTTTTCCAAGTTCTCTCTCAGATAAGATTGCTAATTCTTCAACTGATGCTCCAGCAAGTCCAAGTGCTCTAGCAGCCTGTGAACTATCTTTTGTTACGTTTTGAAATAATGTTGATAGACGAGCAAATTGGAACTTACCAAACATTTGTTCAATTGCTCTTGCTCTATTTAGTGGATCTAGTGTGTCAAGTGCTTTTGCAAAACCAATGACTGTTCCTTTAAGGTTTCCAGCGTTTGCTTCAACAAGACCCTTTATGTTGATACCAAGATCTGCAAGGAATCCTGCTGCCTTCTTAGAAGGATTAATCATAGAAGCAAGACCAGACTTAAGTGCGTTAGCACCTTCTGATGCGTTGATTCCACCTTCCTTCATTGCAGTCATAAAGAATGCAAGATCTTCTACAGATCCACCTAGTTGCTTTATAACTGGTCCAGCCTTTGGAACTGCAATAGTTAAGTCTTCAATAGAAAGTACTGTCTGGTTTTCTACTGCGTTAAGAAAGTTAATCTTTTCTGCAAGTTGTTCTGAAGAAATTCCAAAAGCGTTTTGAAGAGAAATAGTTGTTTCGAGTGCTTGTTGTTGTTCCACTTGACCAAGAACAGCAAGCCTTGTTGCTGATATTACTTGTGCATTTAAATCGTTTCCAGTTAAACCCATTGCTGCTGCTTTGGCAGCCATCTCTATAGTATCTTTTGCTGCGATTCCATACTTTGTAAATTCTTTTGCAAGTCTTTGGATGTCTGCAATTGCTTTATTAGTTGCATCTCCACTTGTAGTCATGTCTCCATAAACTCTTGTGAATGCGATTACTGACTGTTCCATCTCCCTGAAAACCTTAGAGGCAAATCCTCCAAGCATTGTGAGAGGGACTGTAAGACCAACCATCAACTGGCGACCTGCCCATTGAGTATTCTTACCAAAGTTTAGAAGTTGAGTCGAACCTTGCTTGAGCAACTGATTCATCATCTGTTGTCTTTGTGCAGCCATCTGAGTTCTTGTAGCATAGTCTGCATACTTGCCATTGACCATCTGAAGGTGCTTTGGAACTACCTGAAGAACCTTTACTAGTTCACCATTGGCGCTAGTTAATTGTATGTATTGAGTCTGTAAAGACTTTACTCTATCCTTACGAGCACGATTAAATATGTCTCGTTCATGAGCAAACATCTTAGAAAAGACTTTAGTGTTTGCTGTCGCTGCTGCTGCAGTAAATCTAAAGTACTCTCCCATAGAGAGTTGATTCTTTTCTAAGGCTGTTGTAAATGCTGATGTACTGCCTGCAACAACTTTTTGAGATGCTACAAACTTTCCAGTGGCATTGATAGATTGCATCAACTGGGCATTTAAACCCTTTTGTGCATTCTCAGCAGCGATATTCCCCTGTGTTAGGGATTGATTGAAACGGCTAAGTCCCGCCTGTAACTGACGTAAAGATGCAAGTGCTTGCTGGGTATCAAAATTAATACCTATATTAGCATTTACGTCAGACAATCATAACACCCTCTTACTTTGGGACTGAACCAAGAAGTGATGCTGTGTCAGTTAAGTTAATACCTGAAGCAACGTCAATAATCTTGTAGATTGTAGGAAGGTCAATACTGTCCTCAATCTTTGCTCTGTCCTCTGCTAATTCTGGAGCATACTGCTTAAGTGCAATTTGAACACAGTTAAGCAAAACGTCCATAGATTTTTCATCATTATCCGCAACCTTCTCTAGGCTTTTAAATTCTTTTAGGAATGGCTTTAGTAGAGATATCTTTAGCGGTCTGATCTTTATTTCTGTTTCATCCATAAGGTGGATGCTGTTATTCTGGTCTGTCATTTGTTCCTCCAATGTAGGTTAGTTAATTATACCACAAACAGGCTTATTTTTATTCAATCTTTTCGTATGATAATCCCATACCAATACCGAATCCAGCCTTTGCTGCGTTTGCGCCTTGTAGTGCGAGTATGTCTTTTGCGTTACTTGCCTGACCCTTAGAATATACCCTTGCTTTCATTTCTTCCCAGGCATTTCCTTGATCTCTACCGCTTTGCTTATCTAGGTCAACACCTTGAATTGCTGCCATAAATTTCTTTCCTTGATAGTCTAAGTCACGACTTATGTTTAATGTAGCCGTTAATTCTGACATAGATAAGGATAGTTCAAGTTCTTCATAGTCTTTCCAGATGCCGAGCAAAAAAACCTCAGACTCTAATGTTGCTAAGTCTAAGGTTTCCCATGTTGAACCTGAATCCACTGCTTGCTTTTTTACTGGTTCTTCTGATTCTTTATCAATCTTAATACCAGCAGTAATGTCAAGAATTGCGTATACAGTTTTTATATCAACGTACTCTTCAAATATTTCTTTTGAAATAGCGATCTCTGGCTTAAACTGTTTCATACAAATTTGTGCACAATCAGACAAGGCTTCTATTGCCTCTATGTCGTCTTGTGCGGATTTAACATTTTCAAATTTATCCATAAAATATCTTAGATGTTTAATTTTAAGAGGAGACAGTTCTAACTCTGTCCCATCCATTAATGTGATTAATCCAGTTTTATAAACAGTTGTTGCCATACATATAGTATAACAGAAAGACCCAGACTTTTTAGGGTCTGGGTCAAACTGTATATATTAAGTTGTATTATGATGCTACGCCAACAGTACGATCTACGATCTTACCGTATGATGCATTATCATTTGGAAGAAGACGGAATGATACTTCGAACATTGTCGCTTCGTCTCTCTTTGCTGATACTGATACGCTTTCGATTGAAAGTGCACGGTATGCAACGTAGACGCGCTCAATATTTTCTGAAGCGTCTCCAGTTCCTGGACCAACTGCAACCAAACCGCGCTCGACTGGAACATCTCCGATGTCTCCTGCTGAAAGATTAAGTGTTGGGTTTCCTGATACTGTAGTCATAGATGAATCTTTACCTGCTAATGCAAATAGAAGGTTCTCTAGTGTTGATTCTGCGAATGTAGTATTCAGATTTACTTGCATGCCTTGCTTAAATAACTTAGCAACGTCAAGTACCTGGTCTACTGCTACTTCGCCGAAATCTGGTTGGAATTGTATTTCCAAACCATTCATTGTGTATCCAACATTGCGGAATTCATCGGAGTTTGCAGGTGCTGCAAGTGTCTCCTTGTATGAAGTTCCTGATACGTATGCTGGAAGATCTGCGTCTGCAAGTGCGCCTGCTTCGTATGTGAAGAGTGCTGCTGCTCCAACGATAATATCGTTTGAACTACCACGTGTATATGCCATGTATTTCACCTCTTTTTTCTTTTAGATTAAAGGGCTTGTTTCCTCATGATAATTATAACATCCCTTTTAAACTATATATTTATCTTGTCCTGCTGGACGAACTTCTGGCTGCCAGGCATTATTGGTTAATTCTGGCATTTGATGATAATCGTAGTCAATGATAAATTTGTTGCCACCATAGGTACGGGCTGAGCCAAAGTCAATAATGTCTCTGGTCTCCTCTAGTTGGTACACCTTGAAGTTATGGAAATAGAACATATTGTCTACGAGTTCTCCTCCAAGGTTTACCTGTCTGTGTTTACACCAGTCGTTTATTTCCTCAGCCGTTTCATCTCCTCGATCCATAAGTCTAAGGACGGCCTCCTGAGTTCTGACTAGTTTTTCAATTACATTTTCTTGTGTTGAATAAAAATAATATAGTATCTGCTCACACTTAATATGTGGGAATCCAGACTTGTTCATCTTGGCAAGTCTATCCCAGTAGGCTGCGATACCTGAATACGAATAGTTCTCTCCATTAATCTTAATAAAGGTTTCTGTTAGATCGTCTATCGTTGATGGGCTTGACGGGAAAATAGGAATACCAAAACCCTTAGTTAGGTCTGTATCTTGATTACTAGTTAGTTCAGCAATCTTATGCTGAAGGTATTTGTTGATCCAGATAACTGGGGTATTTAGTGTTGAGTCATTAGCCATTATGCACCTATCCTTGCTCCTGCAACCCACTTGTATCCCGTGGAAAGTCCAGCACTTCTACCAGATCTTTTACCTTTACGAAGGTTTGCTTTATATACTACTGGGTTATTAAAGTATTGATATAGTCCGCTAGTCTTTAAAAATGCTTGAGAAAAATATCTACTAAAGAATACATCGAATACATCTGAGTATTGACCTTGAACGTCTCCCCCTGGGTTTTCTACAACCACAGAACCCTTTGTAAAAATTGTTTCTCCATTAACTTCAAACACCAAAGACTGTCCTTCTTTTGGAGAGATGGTCACGGCTGTTCCACTTTCCATGATCTGTGCTTTGTTATAGAAAGGAACGCTAGACCCCTGCTTAATGCTATCAGACTGTTTAAAACTAGAGTTAAAAGATAAACCAGAAGAGTTTATTGAGTATTTAATATCAAACAATCTTGCTCCTGGGCTTCCAACCTTTGTCCATTCATAAACATGGTGCAGTGTAGCAGGGCTTACTCTTGCATTAGTATCAATAAACTGTGAGGCTAATTCTGCAACTTCTGGTCCAAGATTATTTAAAAACTCTTTTCTTCCACTTACAAACCCATCAACAAATCCAACAGAGTACTCCATTATATTGTCCATTTCCTTCTTAAACATTTTGCTATCAAATTTTAAGGATATCATAGGTCTACCGCCTGATTTTCAGAACGACGTATAAGAACATTGTAATATTCAACATTGCCAAATGGACCAAGAAATGGTTGTACGGATGCTATCTCAAAAAGGGTTGCTTTGCCAGATCTGATTCCAGCGGTTTCTATATAAACCTGATTGCCAGACTTATCTTTTATATTGCTTATAACGATATTAGTTACTGAGTTCTTTGAGTCTAAACTAGAAATTCTTACATCAGTTTTTGATCTACCTATTAAAAGATTTTCTTGTGTTATGTTTACATTGGGGGTGACTTCTTCTTTTGTTGCAGAGCCTGCATGTGAAAAATTACAGGCAATAGTTCTATCAATAATCCAAGTCTTTTTTAAATCTCCGTATGCGCCTTGCTCAACTATAGGATAGAATATATCCGCTTGCATTGGGAAAATAAAGTCTGTTGATTCGCATATCATTAAATTATCCCTGGCTTGACAATGGTCTTAACATACTTCTCCAGTATCTTATCTACCAAGAA